CGAGTGCCGTACTGGCCGATGCGGCCCATCGAAGTCGTGCGCTCGCCGTTCCACGTATGCCCGCCATCGACCGACCAGCGCAGCATTAACTGCGGGTTAGCGCCCACAGTCACGACGTATTCCAAAATGATGTCTTGATTTATTTCGGTATCAAGAATTACGTTGGTTTCAGTTGCGAGGTATTGGTAATCTTCCAGCGCGTAGCCGTTCAAGCCAACGCCCGTTTCAAGGTCAATCTGCAACGTGTGGTGCGCGGTGCGCTTGAGATTGTTTGCGCCAGTCGGCAACGCACGCCACGACCGCAGCCATTTCTGCACAGCGCCGTCATCGGCGTACACGTCAAGGCTGTACACATACACCTTGCCGTTCTCGTAATCGCCGACGTGCGGGTCGCCGTTGAATCGAGTGTGGTTGTTGCCACGGTGTCGCTTGAAATCGCCGTTACGAAATCCTGCGCGTTCGTGCCATGCGCCGGTCGCGGCGTCGAACACCCAAGTCGTATCCGCGTTCGTAAAGTTCAGCACGTAGAACGTGTGACCGTCCTGCTGGTAGGTGTACCCCACAGCATCCGACAGGTCGCCGTATTGTTGAATGGCAAACTCAACCGCGTGGGTCGATACGCGCACGCCTTGGTAGCCGTTCGCTCGATAGACGATGCCTTGGCCGCGAGCGTCAGCGCCAAGCCAAAAGACGCTGTTATCCATCTTGGCGACGGAGTACGGCGCGATGCAGCCGATCTCGTTGTAGGCGCCTTGGATGCGCGTCAGCGGGAAGTCTGCCTCGCCGCTGTTGTACCAGACCTCAACGCTGTTCGTGCCAAAGAGCCACGCTTCGCGGTGGTCGATAATGAGCGACACCAAGCCGTCGGGCGAACCTTCGGCAGAGGCAAAGTCAAGCGGGTCAATGGACGTGCCATCAAGCAGCGCGGTGACCCAAACGCGCTGACTGTTGGGTTCGTTGAAAACGAAATAGCCGTCCAGATATCCAACCGTTACCGCGCCGGGGAAGTCCGGGTCGGTGATCTGCGCAAACGAGTCCGTAGCGGTGTTGTAGATGTATCCGTCTGGATTCGCGGCAATAAAAATCTGTGTGCCGTTGTCCGCCATCGACACCGGGCCGGTGCCCGATATCACGCCAAGCGACGGGTTGCTTTGGTCTTGCAAAAGGATTCGGCTGCCATCTTCCAGCAGCAGAAATGAACCGCTTTCTAACAGCAGGTCGTTGGCGCCTTGCAGGGCGTAGTTGGAATTAAGTTTGTAGAGTTGGTCGCCCGATACAACGTATAGAAAGTTGCCGAGCGTATACAAACCACGAATCGGGCCGGTGCCGACTGTAACGACACGCGTTAAACCGGGGCAGCGTTGCAGGTACGCCGGCTCCTTGCCGCCCTCGGGAATGACCTCGGGGTACAAGTTAATCATCCGATTGTCGGCAGCGTTGACGCTACGTATGACGTAGCTGCTACCCAGAATCGGTGACTTCATTAGAAGTTGCCCGTATAGATATTGAAGCGCGGACGGTTAACCATCAGCGCCGACGGCATCGCCATGACATCGCCGGGGAAGTTGATGCGCTTGAGATCGCGCTTGCTGTACATCGCTATGCGACGCACCTGCTGCGACGGCTCCACGCCAAACTCCGGCGCTAACTCACAGGCAAGGTTGTAACGGAACGCCCGCAGGTAACCTGGCGGAAAGGCGAGGGCCGTATCAAGCGCAGCAGGCTGGCTCAGTTCCTGTACCGAGACAAAGTGGAACTCCAGTACGCGAGAGGGCACCGGATAGAGATACATCTCAATGTTCGGGTGCGTCGGGTTGTACCAGAGGATTTGCGGGTACGTTGACGTTACGGTCTTGACCGCAATGTTGTTGTACTGCTCTTGGTTAATCATCTTGATGCCATACGACACGTTGGTCGAGGCATCGCGGAAAAAGGTGGCATCGTCCAACTTGACGGGGCGCGAACCGACAAAATCGCCGGTCGGGCCAAGCGTGCGAATGCGCGTGTTGGGCGGCCAGTTGAATACTTGGTCGATAGTGCAGAACACCGAGAGACGCTCGGTACTCCACGATTCGATCATCTGATTAAGCGCTGTAAGGGCGTCCTGTGAGGTGGCCGCCGAGGGGACTTCGCCCTCCGCCAGCATCCCGATCAAACGCAGCGCACCGTTGATCTGGTCCCCAGCGGTGGTAGACATTACTTACTCCCTGCGGCGACGACGCGCCCGTAAAGCATTGCCAGAAGTCTCCGACGCCTCCATTTCTGGAGACGCCGGAGATTCTGAATCATCCGGGTCAGAGGGGTCAAATTCCTCCCACCCATGCTGCATATCTTCCTGCGCCTCAAGCCAAGAAATAGCGACTTTCGTGCCATGCTTGGGATGTTGCAAGTAGATATTTGGCATAGTTACGGCAGCAACCCGTAAGCCTGCAACCGCGACTCAAGCTGACCCACGCGGTCCTGCAAGTTCTTGATGACAGACAGCACCGTGTTGCCTTCGTCCTTACTGGCAAAGCCAAACGGGGTGGTCTGCGTCAAGTCTTGAATCGCAAAGTCCGGCGTAACCGGCGCAGTAAACGTAATCGTCGTCAACTGAGTCGTTAGCGCCGCGCCTTCGGCAACGGGCGCCGTTCCGAAGAAGCCTACGGTGCCGCCTGCTGCGCCAATTACCGCACCGTCAAGTTCCGGGTCGGAAAAGGCAACACCAATCGCCTTTGAATTAGGCATATCAATACCCCTTTAGGTAGTGCCCCCGACAGATTGCTCTGCCGGGGGCGTTGCCATTACGAGATGCGGTAGCAAGTCCAGGTGCCCACACCCGTCTTGCGAACGCGGAAATGGCCCGACGTGGCTTCATCGACCTTCATGTTGCCAACCAGCGTCCACCCCGTGTTCGTGGCGACAGTTATGTCGTCCGTGGAGGCGTCGATGTTAATAACAAAAAAGTCAAAAGCCACATCCGGCTTGTCCACGTTGACGACCAATTCAAGGTTGGCAACCGTCGGGAGAGTCAGATCGCCCGCCGTGCCATTGAACGTGAAGAGGCCATTAGCCAACTGGGCAGCCGTTGCCGTCGCCGCAGCCGTCAGCGCCGTCGGGGCGCCCTGCGGAAACAGCAGGGCTTCGCCGATGTTGCCCGCATTAAACTGATACCCACTAGTACCGTTAGGAAGTGCCATGTTTAGTTACTCCTGTGAATTTAAGGGTTAGCCCCAGAGGCGCACGGCCATCTGCGGACGAATCACCGAGTAGCCATACAGCACGTCGATACGGCACGGCATACGGTCGTTGTTGATGTCGTACTGACGGACAACGCGCATGGAGATACCGTTGTGGACCTGTCGGCTCGCCATGTCCACGCCCTGCGGCATGAGCAGGTCGGCCGTCGCAAACGCAATCGCGTCACGATGGTACACGAGGTTCTGCGGGTACTGGGTGGAAACGCCGCCGAGGAACGTCACTGCCGCACTGTTCTGCGGGAACGAGTTGACGGTCGCCAAAGCGTGCGCCGAAGTGTAGATCGCCGGAGAGATCTTCACGTTCAAGTACTCGCTTGAGGCGGCGGTGATGTCTTCCGTCACCACGAACTGCTGGAGCGAGCCGGTGGACTCGCGGGTCTGCGGGTTGACCGCAAACACGTTCGCAATGGTGAACACATCGCCCTTCTTGAGGGTTTCGCCCGTCACGCCGTTAAGAGTGATGGTTGAGGCGCCCTGCGTGGACACCGTGCCCTTCACCGAAACGCTGGCCGCAGCGCGGCTGCCGGTCGTGAACTGCTTGATCGACTGCGACATATTGAGTTCGTTGAACCCAAGGATGCCTTCGCCGAACATACCGTTCTTGAACTGCGCCGAGATGGTGCTGACGGGGTTAAACAAGCCCTTCATGCCCTCAATGAGCGCAGCGTTCGCGGCCGGGTTCACGGTCACGTAGCGCGGCGACATCACGGCAGCGGCTTCGTTCAGCTTCTGCTGGGCGGCGAGCAGCACCTGCGTCGAGGACGGGGTGGTGCCGGGGGTGCCGACCGACTGGAAGATGTTGTTGAAGCTGTTCGCCACGTCAGCGTCGATGGACGCCGCAAGCTGCGAGATACGCGGCTTGAGAACACGCTCGGCAAAGTCGTCCAACTGCATCGTCATTTCGGCAGTCGTGAAGTTGACGCCGATGTGCTTCTGCGAAGCGACGGTGAGGGTCGTGAACTGCTCGTTGTCGTCCTGCACCTGCAGGGCGGCACCGTCAGTCACAAGGGCGCGGTCCGGCAGACGGATACGCAGCGTGGTGCCGATCTTGGCGCCTTCCACAGCGTAGCTGTTGTCGTACTGGCGGTTGACATTGCGGGTGATCACAAGGTTGTTCTCGAGAATCTCGAGCGCCTTCCTCGTGATCATGTCGATAGTAAGAAGTGTATTAGCCACGGAATTACTCCTAGTAAATGGTTAACGTCTTTGCGCCGATTCCCACTGCTTGATCTGGCGACGACGTTCGGCCTCAATCCATTCCGACGTACTCATGGCCGTTACCGACCGGGGGTCCGTCGTCTCGTAGGAGCCGTTCGCCGTGCCTCTAGCCGTTACCGGCTTCAGCGGGGGCGGTGCGCTGGTTGTCTTTTTGACTGGCGGATTGTCGGTCAACTTGACCTCAATCTTGCCAATCTCTTTGGCTTGCAAGTACGGCGACAGGCGGGAAATACGTTCTGCTTCGCGGGGGTTGGCGCCTAAATAGTAGGCTACGTCGGGGCCAATCTCGCTTCCTTGAATCGTCTGTGCCATCACGGTCGTGATCGGTAGCGCCGGGTTGTACGCGACTTGTGCAAAGTCGTCGTACTTCTCACGCGCCGCCTCTTCGCGGTCGTAATAGCCGTTCAAGAGTTCGGCCTGTTGCCGCTCGGCTTCCCGCTTGGCAAGCAGTTCTTCGGCCTTACGGAAAGCAAGGGCTTCCGCGTAAGCGTCTGGGTCTGCTTCCCTGTCGGGCAGTTCTGCGGTGGCGTCGGCTTTCGTCGGCGCCTTCAGTGCCTGCTCTCGTTCCCACTTGCGACGTTCCCGTGCAAGTCTTTTGCCTACCATTGCGTCCACCTCTTCTTGAGTGAACGATTTGGCGGGCTTTTCTTCCGGCGTAGCCGCTGCTTCCGCAACAACTTCGGGTTCTGGGGCCGCCGTGACCTCCAGTTCCGGCGCGGCTTCCGCCGCTACTTGCTCAACCAACTGATTTTCGTCAGCCATTTGTGTTCCTTTTGGAACCCTGGTCGTTCGGGCCAGTACGGTTAAAACAATATCCTATGCGTTGTTATTACGCAACGCTTGCCCACGGCAACGGAGGGCTGACGGGAGCGGAAAGTGCGCGCTCAAGATCGTCTTGGACCTTGGCTTCAATGACTGACTTTTCCAGCCCGTCACCAAAGCAAAATCCCAAAACGGCCTCTTCGGTCAATTTGTCGTAAGGGGTGAAGTTTCCCGACGGGGCGCCAAGGGCGGTGGCTCCCGGCCAAACCGCTACTTTGTCGCCGTCGATGGCTTTGCAGACCCACCGAACCATTGTGATGGCATTGAGGTATTCGCCTACCTTTGCCGTATCTACGCTAACAACATTCCAGTTAACCATGTCGCACCTTTAGGTC